GCGTATCTGACGCGCACGCTTCTGTGCCCAGATGTGCGAGCGTCCATACATCCGGGCGATGGTGCGTGAGTCGAGACAGCCAGGGAGTGACAGCGCCCAGCGTATCAGCTCGACGTGCCGGCGGAAGTGGAACTGATCGGAGCAGGCCAGCGCATCCATGAACGCCTTGAGCATGACGCCGACATGATCGCGAGAGATGAACGCGTCGACCTCAGTACGTTCCTTATCACCGTCCTTAGTCGCCCATGACGGATGGTTAGGGTCGATGTTAAAGACGTGCCTAGACTGCACCATTTCGCGGTAGGGCAGCACACCGGACTCCCGCATCTTCTCTTGGACCTTCTTCGGCTGGGCAAAGAACCACGCGTCAAACGACTTAGCCTCAGCGTGCGGCGCTGTTAGGTCGTTGATACTCGCGGCCTTGGTCACGCGCTCATTTGGTAAGGATGTTACTCAGCGGGCAAGTGGCAAAGGTTAAATGCTAAGTTTGTGAGGAGACAGGCGATCCATCTTGGAATGATTAATCCAAATGAAAGCCCTGCTTCCCCGTATCGTCTTCTTGCGTTTGCCCAACAGGCAACCGTCGTCCATCATGAGTTGAGCAAACCAACCAGGCGTGATATATATCTCAGGATTAGCGGTGATATAATTGGCACAATGCAAGACCAAGTCTTTCTTGGTCATTCTGTCTGGGAACGTATCCAGAGCATCAATCATGTGCTTTCCAATCCCTGGCCATTGCGGCGTTTCGGTACTCATAGTTTAAAATACATATTCTCCCAGAGCATGGTAGAGTCATCGAACCTGACGTAGTCGTAACGGATCATGGTCTTGACGTAGGACTCGGTCTTGGCCGTGTCGTCTGGTGCCCGGTCTCGGTCAATCATTCGTCGTAGTTGTTCTCGGCTGAAGTGTGACGGGCATTTAGCCAGCCACTGCCTCATCCAAAGCCTGTGTTCTTCGTGTTTGGCAGAGATGGCCTTGCGGCCTAGCTCAGCGACCTTCAGCATCTTGGCACGATTGCATGACCACATATCGCGGTAACGCTCCTTGGCCTTGATAATCTCGGACTTGTTTAAGCGCCGTACCTTGCGCGGTTTGTTTGGGTTGTTCATATGGTGGAAATGTATCCCTGTATCTTTCGGCTGAACCCAGACCTAGGCCGGCGTAAGCCAAGGCCGTAGGGGATGGGTGAGGGGGACTGCATCTTGTATTTGTCCCCCTCTAACGGATTGATAAAGGTTTGGTTAAAGAGGTGAGTAGTAGGTTGTCCATTACCCTGTCATTGATTATTGCAAAGTCAAGCCTAGGATGGCTTATACGGCCTTTTGAGTCCTTGTGGCTGTCCTCGGTCTTAGGACAGACCTAAACGCCTTGTAGAGCCCTTGGAGGGGCTGGAATGGGCATCCCTGCTAGATACCTCGGCCACACTCTGGGAGGGGGGCTGGCTGTATTCCCAGCGGATGACCCCCTTCTCGGCGGCGTGGCGAATGTAAATCTCGCCCTTAAACGCCCCTTCGGTGTCCTTAAGACCTGCCCGGCCACGGCGCTTGGTCAGGCCGAACTTGTAAATGGGCTCATCGCCTTGGCAGCGGAAGAGCACGGCGACCTCGCGGAACCAGTTAGTGAACTCGGACGAGCCGAGGCCCGCGTAGGCTAGGTCGGCGACGGTGTGGCCTTCCTTATCGGAGGACGCCTTGGGCTTGCCGGTGTGGTGCATGGCCACGAGGACGGCTCCTGTCTCAAGCAGGATCGGGGCGAGGTCATGGCGTAGGAACTTGGACGCCTGCTCCTGGTCTGAGACGTCGATGCCCGCAAAGGAGAGCAGAGGGTCGACGAAGACGATGTCGGCGCGTTGGTCGATGACGAGCTGCCGCAAAGCCGCGGTGAAAGTCGTGCCGGTCGATACGGTGTCGCGGAAGATGGCGAGGTGATCGCGTAAGGTCGCCCGCTCATCGGCGTCGATGTAGGCTCCTGCGATGACGTCTTGCAGGGCTTCACTGATGTCGCCCGCGTCGTTCTCAGCTTGGAGGACGATGGCCCTCAGTGCACGGGCAGGCTTGATGCCGAAGAAGTCACGGCCTAGGCACCAATGCACGGCGGCCTGCATCATCAGCGAGGACTTGCCTGTGCCCGACTGCCCGACGATCAGGAGCGAGCCACCCTTGCACAGCCAGCGGTGGTTGCCGAGGATGGTGGTCGGGTCTTCCTTACGCTCGAAGGAAAGCAGGGCGTCGAAGTCCATGCGCTGCGGGCCGTGTCGGGTCTTAGCCCCCTTGCGCTTATCTGCCAGACGAGCATAGTGGTCGAGCAGTGTATCCGGGTCGGTGGCGTTGTGTGCCGCCTTAGATGCCTCACGGAGGAGGGCGGCGTCGGTAATGAGGTCGACGTGCTCAGGGCGATATGTCGACGCACCGGCATCGCTGACCAGGAGTGAGACGGTGGCAGCGTCCACAGGTGAGCGGGCCTCGCGTAGGCGTTGGCTGACGGTGAGCTCGTCGGCAGGGACACCGTCGACAGCCAGGGACAATGCCGCAGCGTAGATGTCTTGATGGACAGGCTCGAAGAAGTCGGAGGGCTTGAGATCACTAGGGAGAGGGAGCGCATCACGGAGGAGGACGCCGAGGAGGTGGCGTTCCGCCGGCACGTTGTTCGGAGGAGTCATGGAAGAAGGGGTTGGGGTTTGTGGGCGTGGGTGCCCAAGGTCAAGGTGCTTTGCGTAAGAGACGGTCGAGGTCGGTGCTTCGGTAATGCGGGACAGGGCGGGGGGTCTTGTAGACGCGGGTCGGGATGTTCATGCCGTCGATGCGGTACTGAATGCCGCGAACGGTGCGACGCTGCTTGCGGGAGTACTGCGTGAGCGTGACCCAGCCAGCGGGAGGCTTGAAGCGCTCGAGCTCGATTGCTGCGTTGTGGGCGTCGTCCCAGGTCTTAAACTTCTTCGACAGGCGGTAGGCTAGGTTTGTCTTCGTGGTACGCTTAACTTCCGCAAAGCCAGCCTTGGTGATGCGCTCAAGGGGCGTGCGGATGCCGGCTAAGGTCTTCACGCCTATGAGGGGCAGGAGGTCTTTCGTTCTGATCCAGCCGGAAGGGTCGGCGGGTTGTGCGCGCTCGACGTGAATAGGCTTTGCTTCAACGACGGCCTTGATGAAGTCAGCGACGCGCATCAGATCAGGTCGTAAGCGGTCGAGCAGATGAACTTGCCTTGAAAGCGGTGGGCAGTCCAGACCTTGCAGTCTCCGCTCTTCTCGTCGATTACTCCAAAAAGCCAGCCGTTGCACCACTTGGTCGTGGCTAGGCGGCGAAGCGCATAATCGGCCTTATTGATGTCCATCAGGCACATCCCCGAGACGCCGACGATGTTGGCCTCAAGGTGCTCAATCGTGCAGAGGGCGAAATCGTGCGTGTGTCCGTGAATGACGACATCCCCTGGGCGGCCTAGGGTGCGTGCGGTCTCGCGGGTAGCTGAGACCCCAGACTTAAAGCCGTGCGTGCCGGTGAGTTTGCCGACGCGGAAACGGTTAACGTCCTTCGAGCTCTTGCCCTTGACCGAGTAGCGGTGGATCTCGCGGCAGTCGATAGCCTGGAGCGAGTCAGTGTAGGACTGCACGGCGCGGCGGGCGTTGTCTGCCCGGTCACCGTTGCGGGAGAGCATCTGCTCCTCGGCGCGGATGTCGTGATTGCCCTGCATAAAGATGGTCGGCTTGAGCACTTTGCGGATGAAGTGATTGCCAGCCTTGAGGTCGGCCTCGATGCCTTCCTCCTGGTCTTCGGTCGAGGCGCCTTTACGCCACGCCCCAAAGTCGAAGCAGTCTCCGAGGGCGATGCGCAGCGTAGGCTTCCAACGGCCGATGTGAACGGCGAGGGCTTCTTCAGTCTCTTTGCAGACGTGGTGCCCGTGATTGTCCCCGGCGGCTATCCAGCGGATGATGCTCATTTGTTATTTAGGTGAGGGATAGGCTGGCCGGAGTCGAAGGCCGCGAGCATCTCGTCACGGCGCTGTCGGGCGGTTAGGAGGTCGTGGCCGATGTTCTCGACGATGTCCGTGCCGCGGCGACGCAGGCGGAACCAGTAGCAGTCGCCCAAGCGTTGCAGGTGGTGGTTCGGGTTGTCAGTGATGACGCGGTCCGATTTGCGGTGGCCCTTGCTCACCGTGTATTTCGGGCAAGCCAGCAGGAAGGCGACGCGATCAGGGGACAGGCCGACCTTGCGGGCCCATGCCACCGTCTCGGGGGTCAGAGTCTCCATGACTTTGCGAGGATGCGTCCTTCGGACATAATTTGCTGACGAGCGTTCGGCTTAAAGATGTACTCCTGGTCAAAGGAGTGAGAGGCGCGTATCTCGGCGATACTGTCGAGCTCCTCGTCGTTCGCAGGGCCTACTCCGGCGGTCGAGACGTAGACCGTGCGGACCTTCCAGCCCTTTTCCCAAAGGATGTCCTGACAGACCCGCAGCTCGTTGATGTAGCGCCAGTCGGAGCAGACCACCGTCTCAGGGCTGACCTGATCGTGGTGCTTCATGACCGGGCACCAGTTGGCGAAGTGTCGGGCGAAGACGTCCTTATCAAGTCGCCGTGCGAAGCGACCCATGGCAACCAGGGCGTCGCGGTTCTCGCACTTGAAGTCCTCGGCCATGAAGTTGCCTTCGAGCCCGAGGTAATCCATGAAGTGATTGCCGGCCTCCTTCAGCGCGTCGGCAAAGTTGATGTGCTCGGCGGGGCGGGTCGACCATTCCAGAAGGCCAGAGGCCAGCGTGTCCTTTCCTGCCCGGGCGAACCCACTTATTAGCACAAGAGTCGGGGCGGCCATCGGGGCGGGTGCGGAGGTCACGGCCTTAGAAGTTAACGCCTTCAGGAGGCAGGGCGTC